TATTTTGGCTTTCAGCGTCTTCACGGTTTTTTACCGGATCGTCGATGACAAGGATGTGTGCGCCTTTACCAGTAATACCGCCACCCACACCAGCAGCGACGTAGCCACCACCTCCAGTAGTAAGCCACGCTTCTGCAGACTGGCTGTCAGGGTCGAGGCGAGTTTGGAAAGCCGTTTTATACGTGGGCTCTCGAAGGAGCTGACGGACCTTGCGACTGAAGCCCATCGCAAGCGAACCTGAATACGAGCAAGATATAAATTCGTGGTCTGGATAGCGGCCCAGATGCCAAGCCGGGAACGCCACTGACGCCAGGGTACTTTTCCCATGACGAGGTGGCATGAAGAGCATAAGGCGTGGACTTTTCTTTTCAGCCACGTCACAACTGAACTGCTCCAAGCGCTGGCAAATGTCTTTGTGAACCCAACCAGCTTGGTAATCGGGGTTAAACCGCTCGACAAACGGAAGAAGCCTTTTCCTTGTGAGGATGCGTAGCGCCAATTCTGCTTTTGCTTTTTGCTCAAGGCTTTGCTCTTCCTCCTTCCGTTCCTGAAGCGCTGCTTCTACCTCTGGTGCTACTTGTGGCGCTGGTAAAGCTTCTGATTTTTTAGCTAAGCAATAAACACACTCGTCTGCCGTATCACTTGCAAACAGAGTCTCCGGCTGCAGAGTCTTGCAGCAGACACACTCTCTTTTTACGATCTCAATCACTAACCGAAGGCTCTAGGTAAGTCGTATCTTTGCCTGCGATCTTTATCAGCTCTTCGTCGGATAGGCGCTCCAGCTGCTTCGCAGTTGCATTGATCTGCACGTTCACCTGAGCCTGCGGCTCTTGCTGCACCAATCCATGCAGCTTGACCAAGGAATCAGTAGTATTCTTCATTTCCGTGGCATTGGCAGAAGCGCAGTATGCTTCCATGTACATGCCATGAGCATTGGCGATCGTGAACTTCACGGTTTCCCGTGCCTGCTCGCGAAAATAATCCAAAGCCTTCTGTAACTCGGGTCGACGAACGGCTTTTAGAGCCGCATCATAGGACTTGTACCCTGCCCCACGAGCGGCTGCGGCAATCGACATACCTGACGCTACGAGCATGACCAGCTTTTCCTGCTGCACAGTCAATGTCCCATGGGCCAGGCCCATGTAAGGCATTCGTGCTTGAAACTCTGTGTGGGTCAGGTCAACATCCCTTTTAATGGAGTCGATACCTTCCTCCAGAAGTTCCGCTTTTGAGCTCATACCGTAAGTCGTCGTCCAACCAAACAAACATAGGTGCGCGTTCACCCAGGCTAGCCACATTTAGCTCCTGTATAAACGCCCACAGTGAGAGCTCTGCACCACGGCTCTCTAATAGTTCTTCAACGCGTGCGGCGTCGTACACAAGTACTTCATGGCCGCTTTCTCTTAGTCCAACACCAACCAGAGCCTCAAGAAGCCCATCTATTGCATAAGCGGCGGTATAGTCGGACATACTGTTATATTACCTGTACTAATATTTATTCACAAGAGTGATCGTGAATAGTCTTAACCCACCACCAGAACATATCTAGAGATAATGTGTGCCGCATAATGTTGATGCGATAGGCAACTAACCGAACGTTGTCTCGCGAGTAACCCTGATCGTTGTTAATACGATCAATCGACGCGTTGAACTCTTTTGCACCGGAACCATCCAGGTGGTGAGTAAGAGCTACGCCCGATACCGCGCATCTCCCCTTCTGTTTGTCCCAAATTTCAATCAAGTCTTCAGGAACCAAGTTCCAGGGGTGGGTCTTTTTACGCGTGGACTTTAGCTTGGTATGCAGATTCCTGAGATATGCCTCATGCGACTGCTGCATGACCATGTGACGTTTACGCTGCTTGTGCTGCATGCGGCATGGTTCACATGTCTTTCGCCACGTCCCACTTGGGTACTGCTCAAACTGATCAATTGGTAGCTCAATGTTGCAAAGCGTACACGTCTGTGAATCCACAGGCGTTTTCTCCCCCCCACTGCATGAATCGAAGATAAGGCTTTGAAATTATTTTGCAAAAATTTTTTTGAAAAGTAGTTCCGCACCGCTGACGCACTGTCTCCCTGCCGGATAGTTCTGGCTCCCCCTTCCCCCTTTTCCCGACATGGAACCTTGTTTCGCATCATGTCGCATGAACCTTGTCCGTCAGTAACCCCTTCGACGCTCGCTTCGCTCCCGCCGCCCATACATGTTTGTGAGCAATGACGCTCGCTTACTTTGGAGATTGACCATGGATCAGTACGAACTGCCATTCAACAAGTACGAAGACCCGACCGTAGAACTCGACTTCGACTCAACTGACGAACCCAAGTGGATCCCCCTCGATGACGAATGGGAATACCTCGCACCCGCCACCAACGGCAACGACCCCCAGCCCATCTAAGGAGCCCATCATGAACTCATACTTCAAGCAACAAAAAGCCTACGCCGACGCCTTCAACGACTTCCTCGACGAGCAGAACGCTACCCCCGAGCAACGCCGTGAAGCCTACGCACGCATGTTCAAGATCGGACTCAAGAACGACACCGACCGAGTAATCAACGCCGTCAAGGAAAACCCCGGCAAGTTACTCACCGCCTTCATCGCTGGCGCAATCACCTTCTAGCCAACGGGGGCTTAGTCCCCCACCTTCTTTGGAGATCATCATGAAATCATTCATCGCAATAGCTATTAGCTTCCTAACCATCTACGGCCTTGGCATTACTTACGCCGCATCAACTCAATCCGTCGCTGAACCTAGCACTATCCCCGACGACTATATCTGCATCAAAGACACCATGCCTGACGCTTACATCTGCCTACCAAAAGCAGAGAACCCTGTCCCTTGGTATCTCAACATGGAGCATGACTCATGAAACATCTACTCACCGGTAGTGTTATCGGCCTCTGGATCTTCCTTGGCTTCTTCTTCCACAGTGCATGGACCATGATCTGGGGTACAGACATCGGCTCACAGACAGTCTTCGTCTTACTCTGGAGCAGTGCTTTCCTAGCTTTCATCCCTGAACCATCAACCATGGAGCATGACTCATGATTCGTAACACCAAACCTGCTATCGACTACGCAAAGTTCATGGCCCGTGAAGCATGGACCTTCGCTAAAGAGAATCCGGGTGAGCTATTGCTCGCTTGTATCACCGCCGCAGCCTTCGACATCGCAGAATCACTCGACGGCATCGAGGAAATGGACGGATACCTATTCATCGACCAGGAGCCGGGGGCGTAGTCCCCCTTTACCGACCGACAGGAGGGGCTTTGCGTGCCATCCATGAACCATGACCCATAAAACATGGCTGGTTTTTTCGTGGCACATGACGCTCGTCCGTGACGCGTGGGGTGTGTGCCATGTGTGCCAAGTGTGTGCCACCTTGTGTGCCACCCCCTAAATTCGCTAACGCATTGATACACATACACTTTATCTTTTTGTGTGCCATGTGTGTCAGGGTTACGCATTTTTTGTTTCACATAGACACGTTTTTGTTTTTTCTTATTTTTAATTTTGTCCTTATGAACAAAACCTTAAAAAGCTGACACACATGGTAATAGCTAGCAATAGCCTCAAATTTGCTGGCACACAACCTGGCACACACCTGGCACACATTTGCCATTTCTGGCACACAAGACCCTACTTTCTGTGTGGGTATTACAAACTTGCACCATTTTTGTCCATGAACCATGCATCAGGAGACATGCACCATGATTAAACAATATCGACTCAACGCCACCTGTTACGACTGCTGTGAAGAAAACCATGTTGTCGTTGCAGAACACGAAATCAAACGCTACCAGACAGGCGAGCTTGTTCAGAACGTCTGGCCTGACAGCGACACTTGGTTTCGAGAAGTCATCATCGGATGGCGTACTGGCTTGTACCAGTGTCAGTCATGCCACGAAGCCTTTCTTGAAGACATGGCAGAGGAGGCATGAACCATGTACCACGTCTATTGGGTCCACGATCAGGACCTTCACATCACCAAACGCGACACTCTGAAGGAGGCAGAGTGGGATCTCATGGTCCACAAAGAGCTGTATGGCAACAAAGCATGGATCGTGGAAGAGAAAAACGCGACCACCCCGGCTACTCGTTCCTCGCAGCCGACCATAACTTTTAGTGAAGTAGTTGGCGTTTAGTACTACATCGTCTGTTGCTTCGAAACTAAATAT